ACCTCCTACACCCTGAAGTCCAACCTGCGTGCTGCCCGTGCCATTGAGTCGAAGTTCGGCGGCCTGTTGCCCGCACTGAGTGCCGTTGGCCAAGGGAACCTGACTGCTATCGCGCTGATAATTGCGGCTGGCTCCGGTATCGACACCAACAAGCGTAAAGAGGTGGAGCAGGTCGAAGAGGCCGTATTCGACGGCGGAACCACCATCGTCGCCAACCAGGTGATTCCATTCATAAAGGCCCTGCTCAACCCGGGCGGCAAGACCGACGCGGAATTGGCCGAGGCTTCCGATCAGGGAAACGAAAACCCGGAAGCTACATTGACGAAATCTTCGGAATAGCTACCGGCTATTTGGGCTGGCCGCCGCGCGATGCGTGGGACACCCCAATCATCGAGATCCTGACGGCATGGGAGGCGAAGCTCGACTTCCTCAAAAAAACGAACCCTTGGGGCCAGGCGGAGGAGAAGGTCGACAAAAAGGCTGTGGCCAAGGAAGTTCGGATGGGGTTCAGGGTGGCGGCGATGAGCCGCAAGCAATAGTGATCCAAGGTTGTTGATGGTAGATTGCCGCGACTACAGGGAGGGAGTCGCTTGAGAAAACTACTTTTCAAACTTGCCATCATTTGTGCTGCATCTGCGCTCATCGGCGCTTGCTCACCTATTCAGGTTCGGCCCGAGCCACAGCCGCAATACACCTACAAGACCCCGCTGAAAGACGCCTCTGCACAGCTCATTCTGTCGCAGGAGTTTCAAAGGCGAATACTCACTCAGAGTCCGGCCTACGGTGATTCGTGGCGCCACAGAGATTTTGAGATCGTCGTAGGTGCGCCGTTGAGTAAATTGCTGGCTGAGGATCTCCGCAGCCGGATTCCCACAGCGGCGGTTGGCGATACGGATAACGGCATGCAGTCCACCGTGAAGCTGAAACCGGGAGAGACGAAACTAGAATTTGGTGTCGACGATAGCAAAGCTATGGGCTTCATGGGTCTGAGTCCCATTATCGGATCAGGCGTAGATGCAGTCGTCGGGGCGAAGTTGCGCTTAACGGCCACAGTTGAATCACCCGGCAAGCCCGCTGAACAAATAGAAGTCACGGGTACCGGCTCTTTACCGGTCACGTTTATTGCGATCAGAGAATCTGACGTAAGCAAAGCCATATCGCTCGCTCTTGTTGATGCGGCGCAGAAGCTCATTGATGCAGCAGAAGTGCGAGCAAAAAGCCCCTAACGCGTGCCGCGCCAGACGCAGCTGATTTAAACCATAACCCGCTTTGGCGGGTTTTTTTATGCCTGGAGAAAGTGAATGGCTGATGCCGATATTCAAGGCATGCTCGTTCGGATCGAAGCCACTACTGCCGGTCTGCGCCGCGAGCTTGACCTGGGTGATAGTCGTGTAAAGAAATTTGCCGATAACACCAACCGGGCAGGCAGTAGCGTTGACAGTGCCTTCAGCGGCATGGCGAGCGCTGCTACGCGCCTGCTGGGCCCGTTGGTCAGCGCGGTGTCCGCGTTCGAGGCCCTCAGCAAAGCTGTGGAAGTTCAGCGGCAGTTCGATGTGCTCAATGCCGGCCTAATCACCGCAACCGGCAGCTCGGAAAAGGCTGCTGTCGCATTCCAGGCGCTGCAAAGGTTTGCCGCTCAAACTCCTTACAGCCTGGACCAGGCCGTTGAGGGCTTCACCAAGCTGGTGAACCTCGGTTTGACGCCATCCGAGGCTGCGCTGAACTCCTACGGCAACACTGCAGCTGCCATGGGCAAGGACCTCAATCAGATGATTGAGGCGGTCGCCGATGCGGCGACCGGTGAATTCGAGCGCTTGAAAGAGTTCGGGATCACCTCCAGCCAGCAGGGCGATAAGGTTTCTCTTACCTTCCGAGGTGTAACCACCACCATCGGCAAGAACGCCAAGGAGATTGAAGGCTACCTGCTGAACCTGGGCAACACTGATTTCGCTGGCGCGATGGATCAGCGCGCTAAAACGCTCGACGGTGCTATTTCCAACCTTGGCGACACTTGGGATACCACCTTTCGCCTCATCAATGAGCGCGGCCTGGGCGAACTGATGAAGGACGCGGTGGATATCGCCGCCACCGGCCTGCAGGATTTGAACGACTCCCTTGCCTCGGGGCAGTTTGAAGCGCACCTCGAAGCTATCGGGTCGAAGTTTGACGGGGTAGTGGGGGATATTGGCGAACTGCTCGTCATTCTCGACGGGTTGTTCAGCGAGTTCTTCGGTCAGCTCGGCTCTGACATGGGTGTTGCTACAGCCGCGATGATCGAGGCGTTCAGCGACTTCCCGGAGAACGTTCGGGCATTCATTCAGTTGATGACTGTCGAGGTGCTGGCCGGATTCGACAAGGCTCAGGCTTACGCAGTCGCTTTCAAGGACGGTGTTAAAGCCGTTTTCACAAACGATACCCTCGACCAGGTTGGCGCCCGCTTGACTGGCTCGCTCAACGTTATCAATCAGGCTCGCGAAGGAAGCATCGAGCAGATTATCGCCGAGCGTGACGCTGCTGTCGGTGCGTACAAGCAGCAGAGTGCGGCGGCTGATGAGCGCCTGAAGAAATACCGCGAGGAACGGGCAACCGCCTTGGCCACCGGCGGTGACGTGCTGGCCCAGTTTGGAAAGCAGACCGCAGCGACTAATGCGAACACCGCCGCTTCAAAAGAGCTGGAGGCTCAGAAAAAGCGCGAAGCCAAGGCGCTGGCAGATCTCAAGGCCCAAGCTGATATCGCGATCCGCTCGACTGGCGGCCTCGCTGATGCCTATTTGGCCGGGATCGACAAAAGTCGCGAGTTCACCCTTCAGCAGAAGGTCGAGCAGGAACTGCTCAAGACCGGCGCTGCGGCGCGCGCTGAAGTCGAAAAAGCAATTCATGGTCAGGCTGACGCCGAGGACAGACTCGCCATCAGCAAGCAGGCCTATGACCTTGGCAAGGACGCTGCCGATCAGTTGGCGCTGGCCACGGCCACATTGCAGGGTGCAGATGCTCTCCAGGCGTACAACGTCCAGAAGGCGATGCAAGTCGCGCTCGCCGGCAAAAGCATTGAGGTAGGTAGCAAGGAGTACCAGCAACTGCTGGACGCCACTAAGGCTCAGCAGGCGGCTGTCGATCTCGCGCAGAAGGCTGGTTCCGCCGGCGGTATCATGGACCGGCTCTACCCAGAGTCGAAGCTGCTCAAGGACTATACCGAGGACCAGAAAGCTCTTAACGCTGCAATGAAGCTTTACCCCGAAAGAGCTGACGATTATCGGGCAGCACTTCGGCGCCTGGGTGTGGAGTATGAAACAAACAGGAATGCATCGACGGCTTGGGGCAAATTCACCGAGGGGGCGGTTGACCGTGTCGATGGTGCATTTGCTGACGCTTGGAAAAATATCGACAAGGGCTTCGAAGGGTTTTCCCAGAGTTTGATCGATGGCTTTAAACAGCTGCTGGCCGAGCTGGCGCATATGGCGATCACTCGACCGATAGTGCTCCAGATTGCGACAGCGCTGGGTGTTGGCGGCTTGGCGGGCCAGACCGCAGCGCTGGGTGGTGGTGGCGGCGGGGGCATCGGCGTCGGCTCTCTTCTCAACGGGGCGTCTTCGCTGTACAGCGCCGCTACTGGTTGGGGTAAGGCCTTATACACTGGCTATCAAAGCGGCGGACTGGCTGGAGCATGGAGCGGCCTGGGTAGCTATTCCTCGGGCGTGCTGGCTGGCTGGGACCAAGCTGCTGGTCAACTGTTTGGCACTATCAGTAATGGCAGCGGCGCGCTCACCTATGCCCCTATCAGTTATCAGGCGAGTTCGGGGGCATTGGGTCAAAGCGTTGGTGCTGGCGCTGCAGCATATGCCCCATATTTCAGCGCAATCGGCGGCGCCTTCATGGGTTACCAGAACTCGGGGGCAAAAGGCGCTGCAGCAGGTGCCGCAGGCGGGTATTTAGGGGCGAAAGGCGGTGCGGCGCTGGGTACTTACATTATGCCCGGCATTGGCACGGCAATTGGTGCGGTTCTGGGCGGCCTGCTCGGCTCCATCGGTGGTTCCAAATTGTTCGCGGGCGACTGGGTAACAAAGAACTCCGGTATTCAACTCGGCGTCAAAGATGGCGATCTTGATGCATATGCGTTCAAGTACCAGAAGAAAAAAGGTGGGCTGTTCGGCAGCAACAAAAAGCGCACCCAACTGACGGCGCTGGACGACGAGCTGCAAGGACAGCTGCAAGATGCGTTCGATGACCGATTGGACACTGTCTTCGATCTGTTCGACAAGCTGCACGTCGACGTCAAGGATGGCGTACTCGATGGACTGAACATTGCCGCGCAGCAGATCAGCACTCAAGACCTGACCTCGGACCAGGTCACGCAGTTGATTTCCGACTGGTTCGAGGTGCTGGGAAATGAAGCGGTAGGTGCTATTTCTAAGTCGATGAAGCTGGATCTGGATGGCTACAACGTCAACCAGTTGACCGAGTTCGTCAGTAACCTGTACAGCATCAACGACACCTTCAAGCTGCTGAACGTCAATGCTCTGCCCGTTTCGGTTTGGGGCGGAAAATTGGCCGAGCAGTACGTGGCGCTCGCGGGCGGCATGCAGAACTTCAGTACCGCGACCCAGACGTACTACGGCGCCTTCTTCTCCGAGGCGGAGAAATCGGCAGATACCCTGGACGCAGTGAAGAAACAGTTTGCCGACCTGAACATCACGTTCCCTGCCAGCAAGCAAGGCTTCAGGGCGATGGTGGAGGGGATCGACAGCACCACCGACGCTGGTCGCACGCTGTTTATCCAGCTGATGGGCTTGGCTGGTAGCGCTTCAACAGCCTACGACATTCTGGCTCAGCAACAGCAGGTGCTCGTCGATGGCGCCGGCGCGTCGTTCTCGACGTTGCAGCGGTCGATTCAGGCCCAACAGAAAGCGCTGACGGATGCTTATAACGCCCAGGTGTCGTCGCTGAACGACATGATGACGGCGGCGACCACCAAGGTCAGAGACTTGACCGGCGTCAGCAACAACCTGACCTCGGCGCTCAAGCAACTGAGCGGAACGTCGGACGAGTCGGTGAAGGTGCTCCGCAAGCAGGCGCAGGCCACGTTGCAAAGTGCACTGGCAACGGCCCGCGCGGGCGGCTCCCTGGCCAACTTCTCAGGGTTGAGCGATGCGCTTGAGGCGATTGGCAGCAACAGCACGGACCTGTACGCCTCGCTTGAGGACTTCAACCGTGACCAGGGTGAGACAGCGAACGTTGTCGCCGAGCTGAACCAACTGAACGGGCGTCAGCTCACCTCTGCTCAGCAGACCGTGAAGACGCTGCAGGACCAGTTGGACCAGGCAAAAAAGGCGTATGACGCGCAGACAGCCGTGTTTGACGCCCAGCTCAGCTTTGCTCAGTCGCAACTCGACGCGCTGAACGGTGTGGACAACTCCGTAAAGAGCGTTGCCGATGCGGTGAAGGCAATGAACGCTGCGGTGGTGGCGGCGCTAGCTGGCCTGTCGGGCGGCAAGTCGCTTACTCCCGGTAATTCCGGAGTCTTCGTCGATACGGCTTACCAGTCGGTATATGGCGCGGGCTACCAAGCAGACGCGGCGGGTCGGGCCTACTGGCAGCAGCAACTGGCGAGCGGCGCGATCAGCCTTGATCAACTCGAACAGGCCATCCGCAACGCGGCCAAAGCCAACGGCACGCTCCCAGCATTCGCCAGTGGCGGGCTCATCTCGGGGCCAGGTACTGGTACAAGCGACAGCATACTGGCTCGGGTTTCCAACGGCGAGTACATGATGAATGCCGCTGCCGTCAGCGCTTACGGCACCGATCTCCTCAATCAGATGAACAACCTGAGCCTGCCTGCATTTGCAGCGGGCGGCCCGGTCGTGTCGATTCCAAAGCTTGGCCAGGTGTCGTCCTCGTCCGGATCCGCCGGGAGCGATGCTGTCGGCCAGAAGCTGGACCGCCTTGCCGGGCTTCTAGAGAAGTTGGTGGGCCCGGTCGACGACATCCTCGACAACTCCAATAAGGGAAGACAGATGCTCGATAAATGGGATCGTGTCGGCCTGCCAGCTGATGTGGGGGTTTGATATGCGGTTCATCAAGCCGATCAACGTCACGTCAGCGATGGTGACCAGTTCGAACATACCGCCGGCTGACTATGCGCTTTGGGTCAACACCGCCACGTATGAGAAGGACGACAAGCGCACCTGGAAGGACCGCAACTGGCGGGCACTGGCGGCGGTGCCCGCCGGCGTTGAACCAGGCAACGAGGTTGTGACCACCGAGAGCCCGGCCAAGTGGCTGGACCTCGGCGCGACCAACCGCATGGCCATGTTTGACGAGGTGGTGGGTACCCGGTCTACGCACGCAGACACCGTCACGGTGACGGTGGTGCCGGGCTCCGTGGTCGACTCGATCGCGCTGCTCAACCTTGCCGGCCAGTCGGCCACGGTCACCATGACTGATCCGGTCGACGGCGTGGTTTATCAGCGCACCGTCACCGTGGTCGACGCCGACGTGGACAACTGGTTCGACTGGTTCTTCGAGGACTTCGAGGTTCGCACATCGACGGTCCTCCTGGACCTGCCGAAATACGGTACCGCGAGCATCACCGTGACCGTTGCGGCCAGCGGTACCGCCGGTATCGGTGCTTTGGTCATGGGGAAACTGACCGAGCTGGGCATCACGCTCTACACCGCGCGCGTGGGCATCGACGACTACTCGGTGAAGAAGAAGGACGACTTCGGCAACTACACCGTGGTCGAGCGCGCCTTTGCCGACAACGGCGAATTCCCGGTGCTCGTCGAAACCGACAACGTCACGAAGATCAAGCGCCTGCTCACAGACATCCGCGCCAAGCCTGTCGTCTGGATCGCCGAGGCAACGTACGAAGCCACGATCATCTATGGCTTTTACCAGACCTTCGATATCACCTACGGCGACAAATACAACTCGAACATGCAAATCACCATTGAGGGCATGACCTGATGGCTGCGACAACTCCGATTCCAGAGCTACCAGAACCGCCTGTCCGGGCGGATGGCCGGGCCGATTTCACGGCCAAGGCTGACGCGCTGATGGCGGCTCTTCCACCGATGGTGGTGAACATCAACACCCGGCTGACGTGGATTTGGCAGCAAGTCGGGGTGATCGACGGCTATCGCCAGGCTGCTGCCCAAAGTGCTGCTGATGCCCAGAGCTCCGCCAGTTCGGCGAACTCTTCCAAGACCGCCGCAGCGCAGTCCGCAACTGACGCCACGAACAACGGAAAGGCTCAGGTCGATCTGGCGAAAGACCAGGTGGCGCTGGCCAATCAGGCCCGCGCCGCGGCTCAGACAGCTGCAGCGGCTGCGGGGGCGGCCGCAGGGCTGCCCGCTCTCAATGGTGCCGGCAACGTGCTGGCAATCAACTCCACCAACACCGCCGTCGAGTTCACTTCGCTGACTCCGCTTCTTCACGCTACCGCTCTTCTTTTCTGAGGGATTTCCTGTGCCAATGACTTTCACTGCGCCTTTCGCGCAAAACCCAAAAAGCCTCAGTGTTGCGGTTACTGCTGCTGTTGGCGGACTGGGCACTGACGCCATTACCGGCGCGCAGCTGCTCGTCACTGCCGGATCCAACGGCGCAATCGTCAGCAGCATCACCGCCATGCCGCGCGGCACTGTCACCGCCTCTTCACTGGTGCTGTTCCTGGTCAAGAGCGCAACTCCCACGATCTACCGCCCCATCGATTCCGTGCTAATGCCCGCATATACCTTGGCCACCACCACGGCTATTCCGGTGACCGCGTTTGCGCTTATCAGCGATGCGACCCCACTGCGCCTAGAGGCTGGCGACAAGCTCTATGTCGGATCTCAAGTCGCACTGGCTGCCGGCATCGTCTTCACCGGCCGCTGGATGGATTACTGATGGCCTCGGCTCTGGACCTTGGGAATCCTCTGGCCATTCCCAAGGCCGTGGCAGACAACCGGCCATCGAAACGCCCGCAGCTTTACTACATCGATTCCGGGTCTGGCATCCTGACCATCGACACGACAGGCTACAAGAAGATCCGCGTCAGCGGTGTGGGCGCCGGTGGCGGTGGCAGCGGTTTTACAAACGGTATCGGTGGCGGCGGCGGAGGTACAGACTCAACGCCCATCCTCAATCTCACATCTGCGTTGGTCGATATCGTGTATTCGGTCGGAGCTGGAGGGCTGGGTGCGGTTTCGTCGCCAACCAGTGGCGGCAACACCACGGCTTGGGTCATGGGTTACTCATTTTTGGCGGGAGGGGGCGGGACAAACGCCGCTGGGATAGGAGGCCCGTTAGGGTTCAGCGGGGGCACTGGTGGGCAACGTGACTCCACTGGGAATTCAGGAGGTGGCGGCGGCGGCGCGGCTGGGTTCTCCGCACCCGGCGGCAATGGCGGATCCGTGGGAGGGAACGGAGGTGATGGGCTCTTTGACGCTGGATCTGGAGGAGGCGCGGGCAGTACTGGTACTTCGGGGGTTGGTGGCGGGGGAGGCGGTGGTCAGGGAGCGAGCGGTGCTGCGGCCGCAGGTAATGCGGGAGCGCTTGGCGTGGTCATGCCTGCGGGTGTGGCGCCGGAAAGACTTGGAAGCCCTGCTCAAGTTCGATCTGCGGGAAGTAGCAACGGATCCGATGGCGGGGCGGGGGGTGGCGGTGGTGGCGCAGGTCGCTACAACACTGGCGCATCAGGCGGAAACGGCGGCAATGGAAGGTTGAGGATCGAACTATGGTGAAGGTCGAAAACGGAAAACCGATTCGCGAGGAGTTGCCGGACTTCCTCAAGGGGCTGGCGCCAGAATCGCTGCTGGATCTTACCTGGACTGATTCCGCACTGGGCGTGCAGGCTGCTGCCTGGTGGCCGGAAGAGAATGGCGACGGCGAACTGGGCGCGAACAAGAAATGGGGCGCCGAGGTGCTGACCCTGGATCCTGATCGCAAGGTCGTGGTCGTCACCCACAAGCAGGTCAATCTGACGGCTGACGAGAAGGCCGAGCGCGACGCGGCAATCCAAGCCCAGACCACAGCGATGTTCGAGCAGGCGGTGCAGGCGAAGATGGAAACGGCAGCCAATGAGCGAGGTTACGACAGTCTGTTCACCGCCATCTCATACGCCGATGAGCCGGCAGTGCCGCGCTTTCAGGCAGACGGCCAGGCCTTCCGTCGCTGGCGCTCGCTGGTCTGGGACTTCGCGCATACCGAGCTGAATGCGGTGCTGGCCGGCGAGAAGCTGCAGCCTGATCTCGACACGTTCCTCGCTGGTCTGCCAGTGCTGGAGTTACCCGCATGAGCCGGTTCACCACCACGCTCAAGACAGAGCAGATCGGCAAGTGGACTCACACTCTGCTCAATGACCTGGTGCTTGCGGACGAGGATCAGCGCGTCATCACGGTGCCCGCCGGATTCACCACCGACTTCGCCAGCATCAAGGTACTGCACAACGCCTTCCTGTTCGTGCTGTTTGCGCTGGTGTCCGGATACGGCAACTACGCGGCGACCGTTCACGACTGGCTATACGCGACCGGGGAGGTCACCCGCAAGGAAGCGGACGCCGTTCTGTACCGCGCACTGCGTGCCGAGGGTGTTGCTCGATGGCGCGCATGGCTGTTCTGGGCCGGCGTCCGAATGGGTGGTGCGAATCACTATTCGATCAGGTGAAAGTCATCGCGCGACCGAGGATCCTGTGTCGAACCGCGACAGTTATTGCCAACTGATGGGGCGTATCCAGGAATGAAAATCAAACTCTCCTCTTCCATTGCAAATTGCAGCGCCTGCTTAGTGACCCATTTCAAGGGACGGCTCCCCTTCTCGAATTGCTGGATCGCTTTGACGGATGCGCCTGATCTGAAAGCAAGCGCCTCTTCCGACCACCCTAAAATTTCTCGGCCCTGCACGCATTGTTGCGGCGTGATGGTAGGTGGTTGATTCAAGAAAAAATCGATCATCTCGGCGTCAACTTCGGATTTTCTGTCGATCCTGGCTGTTTCAAGATCGATGACGTTTTTACGCATGGGGCTCCCCGGCACTGTATTTATATACAGCTATCCTAGCGCAGGCTTCTCGCTAATAAAAGCTTCGCCAGCTTTTGGTCATGCCAGCGCATTTCCGACTGGCTGTTCAACCAAGACCCCGACCTATTCGGGTTTTTTTTCGTCTGGAGAAAATGATGAACGTGACTAGCAAAGATCGCGATGTACTGGCACGCACGCTGTGGGGCGAAGCGCGTGGGGAAGGGCTGGCCGGGATGGTGGCTGTGGCCTGGTCTATCCGCAACCGGGTTGACGATGGCAAGGATAAGTCATGGTGGGGTGAAGGCTATGTCGGTGTCTGCCAGAAACCGTATCAGTTCAGCTGCTGGAACAAGAACGATCCCAACTATCCGTTTCTCAGTGGAGTGAAGCCAATCCCGGCAGCTGAATTTGCTATGTGTCGTCTCGCGGCGGAGCAGGTCATTGGCGGTTTGGAGCCCGACCCTACTGGCGGGGCGACTCACTACTACGCGACAACCATGCCGAAGGCACCTGGCTGGACTGTGGGGGCAGAGCAGACGCTGAAGCTTGGTCACCACATTTTTTTCAGGGATGTCCCATGAGCCCCGCTGCAACGTTTTACATGAGGATTGCCGGAGTGCTGGCCTTCCTGCTGCTGGTGGCCTGCGTTCTATATGGCGCCTACCACCATGGCAAGTCGGTAACCGATGCGCGCTGGGAGGCTAAGCAGGCCGATCAGCAGGTACTCCGAGCAAAGGGACTCGCTGCCGCCACGACCAAAAACCGAACCGAAGAACAACGTCGCCAGACGGCAGTTAACCAGGTGGGAAATGATGCTAGACAAGAACAGGCCGTCGCGACTTCTGATGCCGTTGGTGCTGATGCTGCTGGTGAGCGGGTGCGCCATCAAGCCGGAACCTTTGCTGCTGGAGCAAGCTGCACCCCCGTCGATCCCGGAGCTGCCGAACGAGGCGCTTCAGCCACCCGCGCCGCAATGGTGCTCTCCGACATGTTCCAGCGCGCTGACAAAAGAGCGGGGGAGCTGGCAAGGGCTTATGACGCAGCCCGAATAGCCGGACTGGCCTGCGAGCGTTCTTACAAGTCCGTCCGGGGTGACCCGAAATAGTCCTCCGGAACACCAAACTGCCGCATCACGCTGTCCCGCTGGCTGAGGATAGCCTTCAGAGCACCAATGGTTCTGCCCCTCTCATAGGTGTCATTGTGCAGCCTTGAGATATCTGCTTTTGCCGCTGCCAGCGCTATGCGCAGCTTTTCACAATCACCGCTCGCGGTGCCGTGCATGTCGATAAGCTTCGCCATGTTCTTGCGGTAGCGACTCAATTCCTCGTTGAGCATCCGGCACTCTTCTTCGAGCCGATGCGCATGCTGTTCCAGCATCTCCTCACGAGTGAATTCGTCGGACCAATCATCACTGCCGAAATCAGCGTCCATGGGCTCCAGTACCTCGGAGTCAGTCATTGTAAAAAGGAGCGATCAGCCAAGGTGCGTCAACACCCTGGCCGATCACCAAACCCGCAGCCCTTTACTGCAAGTTCAGCCACGTCTCCTGCCTTGTGCACAAAGCGAGGCGGAGTCTAACAACTGTTTATCCATACAGTAAAGGTCGTTATTAATGTCCAGTCCAATCATCCCTTGGATGGGCGGCAAGCGCCGTCTTGCCGACCGTCTCATTCCGCTTTTCCCGCCTCATGAATGCTACGTCGAAGTATTCGCTGGAGGCGCGGCCCTCTATTTCATGCGTCCCCAGGCAGCGCCCGTTGAGGTCTTGAACGACATCAATGGCGATCTGGTGACGCTGTATCGCGTCGTCCAAAATCACCTTGAAGAATTCATCAGGCAGTTTAAATGGGCGCTCAGCTCCCGCCAGATCTTCGAATGGCAGAAGATGACCCGTCCAGAAACGCTCACAGACATCCAGCGCGCTGCGCGGTTTTTCTACCTGCAACAGCATGCGTTCGGGGGAAAGGTTGCTAGCCAGACGTTCGGCACCGCGACCACGGCCCCGGCCATCAATCTGCTGCGTATCGAGGAGAACTTGTCTGCAGCTTGGCAGCGGCTCGCTGGCACGTACGTCGAGAATTTACCGTGGCTTGAATGCGCAGAGCGGTACGATCGGGCTCACACCTTCCATTACATGGACCCGCCGTACTGGCAGACCGCCGGTTACGGCGTAGATTTTGCGTTTGTGAACTACGAGCGCATGGCCGATTTCATGCGGCGCTGTAAAGGGAAGGTGATGGTCAGTATCAATGATCATCCTGCGATCCGAGAAGTATTCGATGGGTTTCATTTTGAAGAAATTCGTATCCGCTATAGCACGGCCAATCAGCGACAAACGAAAACAGACATCAGTGAGGAGCTCATCATCATGAACTGGACGCCAGATGATCTGGGTGGGCTGTTCACCCAAGGGGTTTGTTAACCGAAGGTAGTACGACCTCAGTGTGTGTACGCCCGGGTATACCTCCGTCCACTTGGTTTCTGCTTAGGAGCGTCGTACATATGCCGGGCTGCAGCGAGGTAGCCGCAGACTTTGCCTAGGCCTCAAGCGATCTTGCTGCTTACGATTGGCGAAGGGGGGAGCTAGAATTTCTAGGGGCGGATGTGCAAGTATAAGGGGATTTTTGACAGGGAGGTAATTGCAATGTACTTGAAAACGTTGACTTATCATGAGCATGAAAATACGCCAACAACTTGGGCGGTGAAGAAGCTTAACTTTGGACACGTTACCTTACTGGTGGGAAAGAACTCTAGCGGTAAGAGCCGTGTTCTGAGCGTAATAGCGTCGCTGGCTGGGTTGTTGGCAGGGCGAGTAGGCGGTTTCGGCAGCGGCACATGGGATGCTAATTTCGCCAGATCGAAAGGCGAGGCAGTCGAGAAGCAAACCTATCATGTGTCCTTCTCTGGCGGCGTCGTAGTAAGCGAGTTCTTCCGAATAAAGAACTCAATTGTGATGCGCCGCGATGAAAAAGGCGAGGGCTTTGTTTTACGAAAAAATACGGAAAATAAAGTTCAGTACAAGGTTGATCGGAATCAACTGATGGCGGTGGTTAGAAGTGACGCCTATCAACATCCTCAGTTCGATCACCTAAAAAAGTGGGCGAAGAATGTCTGTTTATATAGGTTTGGTTCAGAGTTTGGTAGGGGGAATTTGGTTGGAACCATAGCGCCACCTCCTGATCCCACTGCCATTTTAGAAGTAAGCTCTCTGGTGGAAAATGTCACCCAAGTTTTCGCCAATACGAAGGCTCGCTTTGAGGCTGAGTACCGTGACTCCGTAGTTGAAGACATGAACTCTATCGGCTACGAGATCGATGACATCTTACTTGTTCAAGTGGGTGGTGGGTTTAGCGTAAATGGTAGTGCCCCTATGGCACTAGGGGTGAAAGAAAAGCGAGTGAGCTGTTATGTAGCGCAAGACCATCTTTCCCAGGGCATGTATCGGGCTTTGGCAATAATAATACAGTTTAATGCGAATGTTTTATGGACCAGAAGCTCTATGGTTGGCCGTGAGCCTAAGCTCGGTGATAGCCCACTGGTTTTAATTGATGATATCGGAGAAGGGCTGGACCACGAGAGGTCTAGAAAGCTTATTGAATTGCTAATGAAAAAGGCGCTAAAGCATAATATTCAAATTGTAATGTCGTCTAATGATCGATATGTAATGAACTATGTTTCCTTGGAATATTGGTCTGTTTTGCAACGAGAAGGCGCTGTAGTTACTGCGATTGATCACACGAATGCACAGGACGTTTTCGAGGAGTTCTCATATTCAGGTCTTAGTAATTTTGATTTTTTTTCCGGCAAGCATTACGCGTCGGAAGGTAAGCAATGAAAAAAGTTGCTATTTTTGTTGAGGGCCAAACTGAACTGCATTTCGTCCATAGGCTGGTGACCGAGATCGCCGGTCATGGTGCTGTCAGGGTGGCGCTTTGGCTTCATCGTGGTGGTGCTTTACATGAAATTCGAGTTGAAGGAGCGCCGGAAGAAACTGCCGAAGTTTTTGTCATGCTGGTGAACTGTGGGGGAGATGAGGGCGTTAAAAGTTTCATCTTAGAGCGTCGAGAATCGTTGGCAGCCAAAGATTTCAAAATGATTATCGGGCTACGGGATCTTTTTCCAATAACGCCAGAAAAAAGAGAAAGGTTCGAAGCGGGCTTGACGAGTGGCCTAGACTTTCCTGGCCAGACGATCAGAATATTCTTGGCGGTGGCAGAGGTCGAAGCTTGGTTCTTGAACGAGTCCACCCACTACGAAAAAGTGGATCCAGCGTTAACTTTAGGTCGGATTAGGGCGGAAACCGGCTTCGATCCGGAAAGTCCGAGCATTGAGACGGATGTTCCTCATCCAGCGACAGTTCTTAAGAATATCTACGCCTTGGTAGGCAAGCGTTATCGGAAAAGAGAGGCAGAAACTCACAGCTTGATTTCACATCTGGACTTCGATGAGATCTACACGACTGTTCGAGACAATTCTACATCGTTAGATGCGTTTATCAGTTGTTTAGAATCGGCTATTTGGCCTCCAAATGTCGAGGCGGCTGGGGCGGCAGGGAGTTCAGCCCATTGACGGGCGATCTTGGAATCTAAATGCGTAGCGCCTGCAGACGCCGTCTGCGGTGCTTCGCCCGAGCTTCAGTCAAACGCTTGGACGATGCGCCGTATCCTGATGTGTTAATGCTCAGCGCCTGGCTTGATCAGTTATGCACTCAATATTCAACTTAGTGCTTAGCGTATTTTCGCCTTATTCGAGGTGCAGAATTCTCGGCGCCGCCCGATCGCAGTGTTTAGGTCCAAGGAAGCTTATCAATTTCAGCATGCTGTCCTAATCGCGAAACTATTTTTGCTTTGAGCTTGCCCGGCAGTGGTTTTCCGGTGCTTTGATGCGATTGGGCAAGGAAAATCGCGGTTTTTTCTAGTACCCAGTTAGTAAATTCTTTGGACTCGGCGAGCAGGGTATCTCGGATAACTTTCCCCAGATGATCTTTTTCTGGATCGATGACCTCCGAGTGTTCCACATCAAATCCGATCGCTGAAAATTTTGCACGGTCACTTTGAGTCACGGTTCCCTGATTATGGGACAAGGTGTGGCGGATTTGGAATGCTGCTTGAATCGCACGCACCCTCTTCCTCATCGGACCGTTAGGATTATTGACGTTATATCTTCGGCAACCTATCAACATATTAAGCGTGTCGTCGACTGTTTCCAGATTGTGATAGAGCTGGGATTCAAATATCAATGCAGTAAATGAGGCGCCGCCTTGGGTGGCCCATAGTACCTTAGCCTCAATGCTTCCCTTGATTTTACTAGGGGGCACAAGAGTCCGGACGCTTTTTGCCAAAGCAATAAAGCTAGATTTGTAGAAGACTTCAAATCCGTTTATCGCCTCAAGCAGCGACTGCTGTTCGGCGTACCACTTATACTTCCTGTAGACGGCGTCTTTCGGGCCGCGGCCCTCCGGTTTAAGCAGTTTCTTAGCGTCCAGAAGTTCACTGTGACGGGAGTCAATCCAGGAGAGGTAGCTTTTTTGGTTTACTAAAAGCGCTTCGAATTGTGCTCTTGGGGTTAGGTCGCTCTGTCGAGCGAGGTGGCGTATATCTCTGCCGCTGGTAGTCGCAAGCGTGTCGCGTGATTCGAACGATTTAATGTTATTTGAGCCTGCGGTACGAGCCATCTTGACATCCCATTTGATTGCGCCAATGAGCTACTAGGCTGAAGCGCATGGAGCAGGTCGATGGCCCCTTACCTAGTAAAAGTGGCTTAATGCTATCAGAAACTCCGATAATCTGTACCATATGTCTCACCGTTGAGCAGTGTCCAAGAGCTTAGTAGCAGCGCGATTCGAAATGCTACGGATATCGGGCCAGTAGGATGGGCTGATTGGCAAGCCGAGCAGCCTAATGGACGCCCGTATTAGGCAGGCTAGGCTGGAGCCCTCGAGAGACAGGTGCAGGCGGCCAAAGTCATGCTCATAACATCAGCATGAAACCTTTACAACCGCTTGATTTTGCCTCGATGTATGTTATCGGCATGGCGTCATGGCTAGCGCTCATACGCTAGTTCAAGCCAGAAATTTGAGAAGGGTACCGGGATGGTTGAGTTTCCAAGAAGTTTCAAATATATGAACGTGGATAGTGCACTTCGTCGACTGTCATCTGGTGAGCTGTATTTCGCTTCACCTCGACAATTGAATGATTCGTTAGAGGTGAAATTTAGCCACGCAACCGCTGCTGAGGAGCAGCAAGCATTGCTCGAGGCTTTCTCAGCGGTAAGTGTTTCCCAGGGTGGACCGACCTGGAGTTATCAGCCGGATACAGAGGCGGATATCCACGAGCTGGAACAGATGATATCTCGGAGAAATAATCAGTTTCAGGAGAGCCTTGAGAGGGTAGGCATTTTTGCTACTGGCAAGCGGCCAGACCATCAGGCTATGTGGGCCTACTACGCGGATGAACGCAAAGGCGTCTGCTTTGAGTTGGAGTGGAGCTGGGACATCGTTGTGGAGCACGGGCTGCTTTTACGCGATGTGGAATACACATCCGGCCCTAGGGTAATTAATCAGTCGCAACACATGGCCAACGCGATCATGGAGCTCTCCCGCCAATGCCCCGACGCGGATGTGTATCACTTGCAAAAAATGTCTTTAGATGAGTCTTTTAGACGGCAGGTAGGGCTCGATCTTTCGGGAAGGGCGGCCTCGATGAAACATTCAGATTGGGCGCATGAGGAGGAGGTAAGAGTGCTCGTGGCCCGCTCGCGCGCTCTTCCAATTCTGCGAGCGGTGTTAAAAGCTGTGCACGTAGTAGGATTTGAATGTCTACGATTCGCAGAAATTTATGGGTTGCTCGCGTCAGATTATCCTGAAGTGAAAATGTACCGTTGGACTTTTGACCATGGGGAAATCTCATCGATAGGAATGGAATTCCACATTACTCGCCTCCCTGTCCCGAATCTCAGCTCCGGAGATTCGCAATCCGACATTTCGGGAACGGCACTTTAGCGAAATCTTAGCATTGCTGGTTTGTCTCATGCGTTAAGGGTGCTCAGCTACCCAGCACGCGATGCCTACCGCGTAGCAGGCTTAGGGCAAAATTAGGGCAAAACCCAGACCGTTATGGGCTCTCACCGGCCTTGATAACTTAGCGAAAGTCGCGACAATTGTGGCCTAGGGCGGGCAGTACGGCGACCCGGTCGGGTTCAAATCCCTAAGAAAGTCGCCATGTCGAACGCCGGAGAAAGCAAAGAGACCGCCTAGTTAGGCGGTCTTTTTTTTGTTTGGTAGGGGGCACTACGATTCTACTTGCACCCGATTTTCAAAGTGTTGATGCAGCCTGTAACGATTTCTTGGCTTGCCTCAATCGTCCGGAGCTTGTCTTGCGTTAGGTGACTTACGTTGCCGCATTCGATCTCGCGCGCTAACTCGACGAGGGCCTTAGCTGCGGCTGTCTGGCACCCTACCAGGGATCGGAGCAAAATCATTGATTCTTCGATGGTATCCATTCAAACCCTCCTCTTCATCTAGCAGTAATCTTGCCAACCTCCGTTACATTTTATACGTAAATAGGCAGCTCGTAAGTTAATGAACGGAAGCGCGCTCTCGTCCTGTATGGGGCGGGTAAAGTCCGAAAATTGCGTTCCGAAACTCAATCAGTGAGGCAGGTATTGCAGGGTTCGCAGAATGGTAAAAAACACACCCTAACGGAACGGTAAATTTTATAAACCATTGCTTTTAAAGGATAATATTGCAGACTTGAAAACTGCCGACTGTAACAGGTCCCTGAGTTCGAATCTCTGCGCCTCCGCCATATTTTGTACGACAAAGCCCTGATTATTCAGGGCTTTGTCGTTTCTGGCGTTAGCGCTAGGAACTCTCTGGGCTTTTCCTCGTTCTTGCGCACACCTGACTGCTCGGCGGGGATCATGGGCTTTCTGGTCATGCTCAAGATCACGACCGCGCCGGTCACCAGCAGCGCTCCTGCGATGGCAAACGCCCAGTTATAGCTCCCTGTGGCAGTGATGACGTATCCCGTCACAATCGGTGCCAACATGCCGAAGATGTTTCCACCGACCACCACGAACGCCATGGCTCGGCCAACGTCTCCTGAGCTTGGAAGCAGGTCGTTGAGCAGCGAAAAGTTGAGCGACGTGGTCGACGCGATACCTGCCAGTGTCAGAGAGAAAATCAGCACCAGCACTGCGATATCGTCAGCGAAGGGAATCAGCAGGATGCAGCTTGCAACCAGCATCGTCAGCGCGATGACGTTGCGACGTTTCCCCGAGGCGGCACCGCTGCCGTTTTTCAGGTACTGGTCGCTCAATTTGCCGATCACGATGCACAACACCACGGCGGCCGCGTAAGGAATGGCAGTGAACAGACCGCTCTTGGCAATGGTCAGGTGCCTCACATCCTGCAGGTAGCTTGGCAGCCAGGTCAGGAACAAATACTGGGTGTAGACGTTGCAGCCTTGAGCGATGGCCAAGCCCCAGAGCGTCGGTGTCTTCAGCAGTTTTTTGAGGCCATGGCCCGTGGTAGCGGTGCCACCGGCCGAGCCTGTGGTTCGAGTGGCAACGATGTGTTCGCGCTCCTCTTTCTCCAGCCACTTCACCTGCTCAGGCTTGTCGTAGAAGCAATACCACGCCACCAGCCAAACGAACCCAATGGCGCCAGCGATCACGAACGACATACGCCAGCCGAATGCTGCAACCAGGGCAGCGAGCACCACTGAACAGATCGCCGGGCCAGCGTATGAGCCACTGTTGAAGATGGCAGTGATCGTGCCGCGCTCCGTGCTGGGAATCCACTCACGAATGACCTTGGCCCCGACCGGATTGCTGACCGATTCGCCTGCCCCCATGACCAGCCGTGCGGTCAGCAGACTGGCGAAGCTGGACGCGGCACCGGTGAGTGCCGTCGCCAGAGACCAGATGAAAATCCCCAGGCCGCCGACTCGTTTCACGCCGTACTTATCGATCAGCAGCCCGACCGGAATCAGGAAGAGCGCATAGCTCCAGATGAAGGACGAGAACAGGTAGCCCATCCCGACCGATGTGAGATGAAACGCCTCTGCGATGGGTTTGGCCGCAATGGAAAGCGCGATGCGATCCATGTAGTTGATCATGGCCAGGGAGAATAGGAAGACGGCTATCCAGCCTCTACGGTATGACATGTGTTCACCATTATTTTGATTGTGGTGTGTACGCGATCAAGTCTCTGGCGGTAGGGGTGTGTTCAGGCGGACACGGTGCCAGAGCTTGTTTCGTGGTGTAGTGCAAAAATGAACTTTGTAACGATATAAGTCAATCTGTGTTTTTTGAAAAGCAGATGAAGCTGACGACTGACCTGAAGGGTTGGCACAGGATCGACAGGCAGGGAATGGCGCACGCGATCTGGAGAGATCGCGTGACGGCTTGGGAGGGGAGGGGCTGGAGGGGTTATTCGAAGAGCGCAGGGTCGACTTTGTGCCGTCTCGCCTGTTCCAGATGGCGCCGCATTTGATCAGCAGCGGCCAATCGGTCTCCTCGCTCCAGGCATTCCAGAATCGCCAAGTGTTCTTCGGCCTGGCCTTTACGAGGTGCGCGCGCGCTTGCCTGCCGGTATTCAACGAGACGGCGTAGCTGGTCGAGGCGACGTACGGTCTGCTGCAGGAAGCGGTTGCCTGAACATGCCGCCAGAGTCTCGTGGAACTGCGAGTTGGCCTCAAATAGCTCCTGCGGCGTCATCGTCAGGTATCCGCCATTGGCAATGAATTCCTGCTGCCGACGACAGGCCGCCAGGGTCTCGCGATCAATCTGAAAGGTGGGTGACAGAAGACCGGAAGGCTCGATGGTGGCGCGGAACGAATAGCTTTCCTCGTACGCCTCAACAGAGTCGATCATCGGCAACAGGCGCCACCCTTGGCCCGCTCGCTGTTCAACCCAGCCTTCTTGCTGGATCCGCGAGAGTACGGCTCGCAGAGCCGCTCTGGAAACGTCGAACTGACGCATGAACTCGATCTCGGTAAACAGCTCTGGAAGCTGTCTGCTCAGGCGCAGCTCTGCAAATTTCAGGTAGAGAGGATCGTCGCTGTTCTCCATGACCTCAGAGACCAGATCGCCCAGATCATCGCTCGCGCGGGCCAGGAAAAAGCCTCTGTTGCGGTCGTAGGTCAACATGCCTTTTTCGACCAGATGGCCCATGGCGAACTTGACTGGCGTGCGCGACACATTGAGCGTCGTAGCCAGCTGGGACTCGACCAGATGATGACCAATAGCGAAGCGTTCACGACGTACGTGAGAGACGATGTCACGCGCAATGCGTGCTTGCAGTGGGCTTAGAGGCATTGGATCGGGAACCAGAAATAGCTGAACCAGAGAGCCGCCATTCTAGCGCGTCATTTTAGGCAGCGGCAGAGACCATTTCCTGATCTGCGCCGATGTACTTTGAGCGCGCACTATCTGCTCAGCGAACCTGATAGAACGGGAAAGCCCCGAACAGCACGCCCCCTACGAACAATCCAAAGCTTGCGAGAATGGCCCATTTCAGCGCGAATCGCTGGTGATCGCCCAGGTCGACTTTGGCCAGGGCAACCAGCAGATAGAGCGACGGTACGAGGGGACTCAACAGGTGTACCGGCTGGCCAACGACGGATGCGCGGGCAATTTCCAACGGCGTAATGCCGTACTGGGCAGCAGTTTGGGCTATCACAGGCAGGATGCCGAAGTAGAACGCGTCATTTGACATGAAAAAGGTGAAGGGCAGGCTGACGACAGCAGTGAATACCGCGAGGAATGGCCCGAAGCTCGGCGGAATCACGTGCAGCAGGCTCTTGGCCATTGAATCCACCATGCCGGTGCCAGACAGGATTCCAGTGAAGATACCTGCGGCGAAGATGACGGCCGTTACCGCCAGTACGTTGGCTGCATGAGCCGCGATACGGGCTTTCTGATCCTCGATTTTTGGATAGTTGAGCATGATCGCGATGGCAAAGCCGACCATGAACAGTATCTGGATCGGCATAGTGCCCAGCACCAGGCATGTGATCAGGGTCAGCGTCAGGATGAGATTCGGCCAGAACATTTTCGGGCGGCGGTTACCGTCACACTCTTCGGCAGAACCGTTGCCCAGCGCCATGGATCCGTTGTGGAAGTCATCCAGGTGAATGATGCCAAGGCGCGCACGCTCCTTTCGTCCCAGGATCACGGCAGTGAACACCAGGCAGGCAGCACCGATCAGCATCCCAGGGATCATCGGAACGAAGATGTCCATGGCATCAACATGCAAGGCAGCGGCTGCGCGCGCGGTAGGGCCACCCCATGGGGAGATGTTCATGATGCCGCTGGCGATGTTGACCAGGCACGTCATACCCAGAACGCTCATGCCCAGGCGCTGATAAAGCGGCAGAAAGGCGGCGCACGCAATCATGTAAGTCGTTGAGCTATCACCGTCCAGCGACACCAGCATCGTCAGCACGGCTGTACCGACCAGTACCTTCAACGGGTCGCCTTTCACCAACTTCAGAATGAAGCGCACCAACCCATCGAAAAGCCCTGCATCGATCATGATCCCGAAGTACAGAATTGAGAACGTCAGCATGACGCCCGTAGGGGCCAGCGTTTTCACGCCGTCGAGCATCATCCCGCCCAAACCTGCGTAGTGCCCACCCATCAGGGCGAACAGGATGGGGATCAGGATCAGAGCGACCAACGCCGAAAGGCGCTTGGTCATGATCAGGTACATGAAACAGATGACCATCGAAAAGCCGAGGATTGTCAGCACGGTCGAACTCCCTTTTTTCTTGAATTTGTAGGGCGCCTGGCAGCCTGACAGCTGCAAGGTAGCCGGCGTGACTCAGGTCGAGACAGGCTCGATGCGGACGGGAGGTCGAACGGATTCGGAGTGTGAAAGCTGGATCATGGAGGGCCTCATTTTCTTATGTTTATTTTTTACCGTACCTGCCTGGCACGGTGCCGGAAGGGGTACGCCCGATCTCAGTGGCTGAACGGATCGGATGAATCAACATTGACCTATATCATGATGAAGTTCAATATCAGCCTCGCAAAAACATTGCCTGTACAGCCTGTGAGGATTAGCCAATGCCTGAGTCAAAGGGTCGAATCGTTTCCGCCAATGGAATCGAGTACCGTGTCAGCGACATTCGTGGGGTCGTGACTGACCTGGGCGGTGATTACGCAAAGCTGCCCTACAGCCTGCGAATCCTCGCCGAGAACGTTTTGCGTGGAGAGGCTGACCCCGAAGCCGCACTCAAAGTCATCTGCGCCCGCTCCAAAGAATTCGATATCCCTTTCCGACCAGCCCGTGTCGTGCTGCAGGATCTGCTCGGTACGCCTGCGTTGGTCGACCTCGCCGGGCTGCGTGATGCTGTTGCCGAGAAAGGTGGCAATCCACGCCTGGTCAATCCGGTCACGCCGACTCACCTGGTGGTGGATCACTCGCTCAACGTCGAGCGTTGGGGTGATGCCAGCGCGCTTGCCGATAACGAAGCCATCGAGCGTGAGCGCAACGCTGAACGTTTCCAGTTTCTGGACTGGTGCAACAAGGCATTCAGCAATCTGTCGATCATTCCTTCAGGCAAAGGCATCCTTCACCAGATCAACCTGGAGCGCCTGACCACGGTTGTGGGTACTCAGCGTCGTGACGGGGAGCTGTGGGCATTCCCGGATACGTTGGTCGGCACCGACAGCCACACCACCATGATCAATGCCATTGGCGTGCTTGGCTGGGGTGTGGGTGGTATCGAAGCCGAAGCCGCGATGCTGGGTAAATCGCTGATGCTCCGCCTGCCGGAGATTGTCGGTGTGCGTCTGGAAGGCACGCTGCCTCGAGGCTATCTGGCAACCGACATCGCGCTGGCCCTGACCGAGCAACTGCGCAAGGCGGGCGTGATCGGTTCGTTCCTGGAGTTCTTCGGCCCTGGCGTTCCACAACTGTCGCTGGCTGACCGTGGCACATTGTCCAACATGGCGCCTGAGTTCGGAGCCACTGCCGCGATGTTCGCGATTGATGATCGCACCCTGCATTACCTGCGGATGACGGGGCGCGGTGGTCAGATCTCCGGTCTGACTGAAGCCTATGCTCGCGCTCAAGGCCTGTGGCATGACAGTCTCGGAGAAGCTGAATACAACCGCATCGTCACGCTGGATCTAAGCTCCGTGGCACGTTCGATTGCGGGGCCCAAGCAACCCCATCAACGAATTGTATTGGGTCAAAAAGCCCCCGCGACCAACCTCCCTGTTGGCTTGGACAACGGCTCGGTCGTGCTCGCGGCTATCACCAGTTGCACCAACACTTCCAACCCACGCGGTGTGATCGCCGCCGGCCTGGTCGCGCGAAACGCCCGCAAACGCGGCTTGAAGCGTGCTCCTTGGGTCAAGACGTCCTTTGCCCCTGGCTCCATGGTTGTCTCCGATTACCTGGAACGTTCCGGGCTCAACGAAGACCTGGACGCCTTGGGCTTCAACTTGGTGGGCTACGGCTGCACCACCTGTAACGGCATGTCCGGCCCGCTGCTCAGCCCTGAGATCGAAGAAGAGATCCGCACCCGCAAGCTGGAAACCGTGGCTGCGACCTCTGGTAACCGTAACTTCGAAGGTCGGGTTCACCCACTGGCTCGCGAAGTCTTCATCATGTCGCCGCCACTGATCGTTGCCTACGCGATTGCGGGTACTTACCTGATCGATCCGGAGAAAGATGCTCTGGGCCTGGATGAGAATGGCGTACCTGTTTACCTGCGCGAGCTGTGGCCAACTGACGAAGAACTGACTCGTATCGAAGCGGACAACCTGACCGCAGACCTCTTCGACAAGGCCTACGAAGATGTCCCACGTGAAGCCGGTTTGATTGCCAGCGACTTGCGTGCAGGC